ATTTGGTAAAAACTTTGGTTGTATTTACTTTGAAAATAACTAACATGACCCTCCAACAACAACTAAAAGAAGTACAGCGTGAGCATCCACAAGCATGGATTGGCTACAACGCAAACACAGGCAAAACAGACATCTACATCATTCCTATTTCTTGGTGTAATAGCTTGTTTATTCAAAAGATTTGAGTAACTTTATAACCTAAAATTAAAACTATGGAAACGAAAACAAATTTAGCAAAAGCAATCATCGAAGTGATGAAGGCTGTAAAGGGGATAGATAAAACTATGACCATTGGAACGGGACAAAACTCATACAAGGGAGTTCCTGACCAAGAAGTAAAAAAAATAATTGGTGATGCAATGGCAAAAAATGGGCTTTGCATTTTGCCTATTAAGGTTGCTCCCAAAACACAGATTGATAGATGGGAGGGTGTAGACTATAATGGAAAACCTAAAATGATGCAATCAGTATTTACAGAGGTTGTTTCCGAATACTTACTATTACACGAAAGTGGAGAAAGTCAAGTTTTAAGCGGTTACGGACACGGGATTGATTCACAGGATAAGGGGGCGGGTAAGGCTACAACATACGCTCTAAAATACGCTTTACTTTATACGTTCTTAGTTCCAACAGGCAAGATTGATGATGCTGATTCTACTCATTCGGATAACATCCAAACACCACATCCAATTAAACAAGAAGGTAAAAAAGAAATGGTATGGATGACAGAGGCTCAATTTAAAAGTGCGTTAAATTTTAGCAAGTCCGACCTATTAAAAACATTATCCATTTACAACGGGCAAAGTGGCAAAAGCATGAAAGCTGAATACTTAAAAGAGTTAACCGCTAAACTTGCAACCTTATGATACAAACAAGATTTTCAGCATCTCGAATATCTGAACTATTAGCAGGTGGCACAGGAAAAACAGCATCTAACTACGTTTTAGACCTTGCATTGCAATCAATAGGAGTTAAGGATGATATTAGCACACCTGCCATGAAACACGGAATAAACAACCAATTAAATGCTTTTCAACAGGTTGTTAAACCACTATATCCAGATGCAGAATGGCACGATGAATTCATCTTAATTAATGAGTATTGTGGTGCATCACCTGACATCTTAGAAAATTCAAACCCTATTGATGTTAAGTGTCCTTTTTTTATCGATAGCTTTATTGAGCAAATAAACAAACCACCTACAAAGTATTATCAACAAGTTCAAATGCAAATGATGGCTTGTAAAAGTGATGTAGGTAGATTGGTATTTTACTTAACAAAGCCCGAAGAGTGGGGACAAGATGGTGAAGTAACCGAATACCCGTTTCCTTTAGAATTAAGATTTAAGATTTTTGAGTTTAAAAAAGACGATGAAATTCAGGAACTAATTTTAAAGAAGGTGGAAGAAAGCGAACCTAAAAAACAGCAATTGATTTCATTACTAAATGATGCTACAATACTAGGTGAAGATGACTTTTTTTACCAACAAATTAACGGGTTTGCTTATCGAAAACTACAAGATGCATCAAACATTTACAACATTGAAAAGGCATACAGAATCGGAAATAAATTTTACTACAAAAAATAACAATTAAAAACAAAAACAATGTCAGAAAAAATCTATCCTAAAGGGATTATGTGTTTCCCTAAAAATGAAAAAGCACCCGAATTTGTATTAGGCACTATGGTTATTACTCCTAACCAGTTAATGCAGTGGCTACGTGAAAACGAAGGTTTAATGTCAGAATACAAAGGAGAAAAGCAATTAAGATGTCAAGTGTTAAACGGCAATAAAGGAATTTATTTACAGGTTGATACTTACAAGAAAACAGAAGGGGCAACAACTGGCAATCAAAACGGAGTAGTAACAGACGATGGACTTCCTTTCTAATGAAGTTAGGCAAAAGAAAATGTAAGGAGTGTGGTGAGCCTTTTCAAAAGGTTTCACCCCTCCAAAGCGTTTGTTCAGTTCAATGTGCATCCAATAGAGCGTATAAGCTAAATAAGGCTAAACGTGAAAAGGAATTAAAGGCTAAGGTTAAAGGAATGAAGTCCGAAATTATGACACGTGGCGAATGGATTAAACTTTTACAAGCTACCTTTAACACCTATATCCGATTAAGAGATAAAGATTTACCTTGTGTTTCTTGTGGTAAAACTAATGTGGAGGAATTTCATGCAGGACATTTTGTGGCAACCACTTATCAGTATCACAGGTTTAACGAAAAGAACGTACACAAACAATGTTCTAAGTGTAATACCCATCTGAGAGGTAATTTAATACCTTACAGAATAGAGCTAATTAAACGCATAGGATTAGAAGAAGTTGAGTACATTGAGAATACCAGACACATGATGCTTGAAATTACAATACCTGAAATTAAGAATATGATTGTTGAATATAAAAATAAAATAAAAAGTTTGCAAAATAAAAAATAATAACTATATTTGTACCCTAAATACCGACTAAATGAAAAATATTTATCAAATAACCCTCTGTTTATTGAGATGCCTTTTAGTCGGGGCTATCAATTTACAGGGGGTTTATTAATTTATAAAATATGCCGAAAAGAATAATTTTTACAGAAATCGACTCAAGTGTTGGCTCTGAAATTGAAATGTTTTTAAACGATAAAGGGAATGTATCAATTGTTATTAAATACCAAGATGATTTAGATGCTGATGTTAGGGTGATACAATTACATCCCGATGAGTTTTCTGAAATGATTGATATTGTTAATGAAGAAATACAAGCAAATATATCAGAATAATGGGCAATTCATACATAAAAATGTACCGCTCTCTGATGGATTGGGAATGGTATTCTGATTCTAAAATGGTTCACCTATTTATACATTTACTATTAAAAGCAAACTTTGTTGATGGAAGGTTTCATGGTCGTGATGTAAAAAGAGGTCAGTTGATTACAGGTAGAAATGCCCTGTCTAAAGATACAGGAATATCAGCCCAGTCAATACGAACTTGTTTAGAAAGGCTAAAATCAACCAACGAAATAACCATCCAATCAACCAACGACTTTAGCGTTATAACTATTGTAAAATATGATATTTACCAATGCTTTGAAAATAAATCAACCAGCAAATCAACCAGCAAACTAACAAACGAGCAACCAGCAACTAACCAGCAAGTAACCACAATAGAAGAAGGCAAGAAGGGAAGAAAGATTATATTTCAAGATTCGAATATATTTGATAAGGTTATTTTTGCAAAAGAATTTAGCGAGTGGGATAAAGAAAAGATGTCATACTATTACGATTCTGCATTAAGGTATTCGGATGAGGGTAATAAATACGTTAAATGGGATTCTGCAATTAGGGCTTGGGCAAGAAAGGATGAATTACAAGGAAAGATAAATTTTAATAAACCTAAAAATGTAGTTGAAAGTGGATTACTATAAACTCGAACATAAAATAAACGAATTAAAAGACTATTCCGAAAAAGGTTTAACAGACCTTAAGTCTTGTGGTATTGCTTCGTTGGATGAATATTGGATGATTAAAAAAGGTTATCCATTGTTTATTGCAGGAAATCCAGGGGCAGGTAAGACTGAATTTTGTTTTGAAGTTCTTATAAATACCTCATTATTATACAATTGGAAGCATTTTATCTATTGTGGTGAAGGTGGAAACGTAGAACATATTTACCATGAGTTATTACACAAATACTTGAACAAGCCATATAAATACGCAGATGAAAAGGAGAAGATTGTAGCCGAATACTTTATATCCGAACATTTTGTAATTGCAAACCATGACAAAGATTTTAGTATTGATGAATTTTACGATTTAGTAAGCAAGGTAGAGGGTGAATTAAACATAAAGTTCGATACTACCACTTTTGACCCATTTAACGACATCAAAGAAGAAACTGATAAGTTTGGTGGCAGAGAGGATAAATATCTAGCATACGCTTTAAAACAATGCCGTATTAGCTCAAAAAAGAATAACAGGATGGATATATTAATTAATCACGTTGCAGATGTTCCTTTTAAGATTGATAAAGATACCGGAGAAAGTTATTTACCACCAGCATTGCCAACTCAATGGGCAGGTGGTCGAACATGGTGGCGAAGGGCGTTTGTAATGATTTTAATTTATAAGCCTTATTCATGGAGAAAGGATGCTAATGGGAAAAATTACGATGAAAATGAGGGACACGTTATAATTCAAAAGTATAAACCAAAGGGAGTAGGGAAAAAAGGAACGGCAAGTATCTTTTGGGATTGGAAGCGAAATAGGTATTTTAGCTATAAAGACGGGCAAAAACTATACTCATGTGAAACACGAGAAACAATTGAAAAGGATTTTAAAGATGCTATTAAGCCTAGTCAAGATTTTATAAAAGGAAAGGATTTATTTTGATACCCGAACCAAAATTTTACAGAGTTTATACGGATTACTCTTTACTTATCGAAGGAATGAGTGAAAAGGTAATAGCTTATAAGACTAAAAATCCAACGGCAGACATAACAAGCCAGTTAGAAACGATTGATAAAATACGAGAATTACAACAAATATTTCATAACTTATATCAATTATTACTAAATTTGGAAAATCAACAAGGTAGATGGATGGGTGAAAGGCATCGTTTATTAATGAGAATATCACAATTAGAAAAGGAAAACACTAACTTAAAAAACAATATACTATGAAAGCAGAAACAAAGGAAATTTTAGAGAAATTAGGATTTAAAAACCTGACAGGGAATTTATGGAAACATAAAACGCTCAAGTTG